TAGACCCCGCTCCTTCTCCTTGTGCTCCTCTAAGTTCCCTTCTTGTTTTCAGAGTTGATTGAGCTTCCCCAATTTTAACTAACTCTGCTTTATAAGCCGCAGGATCTCTAAGTAACCACAATGCTTCTGCAATCAATGCATGATTTGGTTTTTCACCAAACTGATGCTGCTCAAGCAAATACCCCAACTCATTTGTTGGATTACCTTTGCGGTCAGTATATCTACGATCTGTAAGACCATAGTATAAAGCACTTTGAGTTTTTTGATCGAGAGGAACTCCATTTAATGCTGTATTATTTAAAACACCATACACAGAAGTCTGGTATTTTTTTGCATTATCTTCTTCACGCTTTTGAGCTTCACCTTGCTCTTTCAATTTAGCTTCCATCACAGATGCTTGTTTAGCATCCAGTTTTGGTTTGAAAGTTTCGGCTTGCTTCTTCAATCGACCACCATCTTTAAGAACAGCAATTTCTTCTTCTACTTCATCAGGAGTCATTGTACCAGTTACTGTGTACCACTCACGACAAATAGTTTCTTGATCTTGCTCTTTCTCAACATCGAGATCCATTGTCTCCTTTGCGGAAATAGCAGCTTTCATTACAGACTTCCAATCTTGTCCACCTTGTAAAGAATATGCTACCACTTGTTTCACCTCAGGAGAAAGTGTGCTGAATACTTGAAGAGGTGCTTCATGAGAGATCTTCGCAATGGTATCTTCCATATTAGCTTCAATCAATTCAATGAAGTCTTCAGTAGTGTATTCGGATAAAGGTTTTTCATCTCCTTCAAAAGGAACAATTACCTTTTTTTCAATGAGTTTTTGAATAGCTGAAAGCATTGCTGTCGGACGACCGCCTTTGCCTTTTTTAGTACCATTCTCATCTTCATCATCATCCTCAAGGTCTTCATCTAATGCCGAGCCACCTGCTCCTGCATTATCATCATCCTCTTCCTCTTCTTCTTCTTCCTCCTCTTCTTCATCATCTGGATTTGGATTACCATTGGTTCCTGCCCCCGGAGCACCTGCTCCAGTTCCAGCTCCAGTGTTATCATCCTCTTCCTCTTCTTCATCATTGTCAAAGGCCGCCGAATTTCCACCATCTTTGGAAAACATTCCTTTTGGTGGAGTCGATGTTGATACCATCACGTTAGATGCATCGGGCCCAAAATCATCGAGAACATTCACTGTTTCTCTTTTACCTGGTTGGCTCATAAATTTGGTTTTTTATTTGTACTGACTTATTATAATTTAATCAAAAATACCGGCATTAAATAATTTATATTTAAAAAATGTTTTTCCGGCAATTAGATTTTCGCTATGATATTACTAAACCCCCGATCTTAAAATTAGAAAGGGGGTTTTTGCAAATAAGATATTTAGTCTTTTTTATTCTTTTTAGCAGAATCTATTTCAGCTTTGCTTCTATTTTCTCTAGCAATCTGTAATGGAATTGCGGATGTTTGTCGAGCAAGATCTATTTTTTGTTGTTCTATATCCAACTTACGCTGCTCTGTACCCATTTGATCACTATGCTTTTGGCGATTGAAATTCATGGTATCTTGATACTCTTCAGTTGTTCTGATTGTTTCCATCTGGTCAGCAAAATCTGATTGTTTGTTTTCATTCATATCCTGCATTGCACCATAACCAGCAGCGCGAATTTCAGCAACAATAACGTCAGTTCTTCTTTTCTTCTCATTCTGAATTGCTTCATGATCGAGAGCCATTTGTTTTTCATCACGCTTTGCTTTAAGCTCTGCCTGCCATTTTTCTTTTTCGGCTGCCTGCGCTGCTTGTGCTTGCTCAGATTGTTTCTGTTCAAGTCCTTCGAGAATAGCATTCATTCCGGCAACAGTTTTTGTTTGTAGTATTTTACCTACATCACGAACTCCTGCGCCTAAAGTATTATTGTTTTTCACAAACATCTTCATTTCTTCGAGAATAGCACGCATGTTTGCATTGGTGCTACAGAAAGTATTCAGATCAATTAGTAATAAATCAATACCATTTAATTCAAAAAATGTTCTTTCTTCTGCAGTCAATGACGATCGCAAGCGGAAAGAAGATTTTTTAGAATGATAATACTGAGCTAAATCAGTTCTCATGGAATGTACCCGTGGCATTAATCGATCGCTATGATTAATGAAATGGATTTCTGTTTGAGCATAAGATCCTGTAACTGCATGCTCAATACCTTTAGCTGTATCAATTTGTCCAATCTGTTGACCTAATCGCTGTGGTGTAAATCCAATTACCTCAAGTGTTTGTTGTTTGAAATAATTAGCCAATTGCATTCTAGTAATTAAGCGGTTAGATTGTTCCAGATTCAATGTTTGGAAATGACTGAAATTCATTGCTGATTCAGTGTTTGCTAAAGTTGTGTCCAAAGGAAGAATGGATAGATCTCTCATTGTGACATACGCTTTTGCAATATTGTTTTTCCCCCAACTTTCTCCCAAACTATTTTGAGGAATTGCATTTTGATCTAAAGCTACAACCGTACCTATTTCATCAATCATGATGTCAGCAATTTGGTTGTTACACATGTTGAATCCAATTTGACCGGGTTTCATCAACTCAATCATTCCTTGGGATTTTGTGTTGTGCTCACTGAATATAGATCCTTCTACTGGAAGTTTTGCACCATACACACTCTTATCTCCTTTGAACTGAAATAACAATGGTCCTGGTTTATTTCCATTTATACCTAGATAAATTGGAGTAAACTCTGAATTTTCTCTTAATCTAAATGGCATACCTGTAGGTCCGATTTTAATCAGACCATATACAATATTTTGCCATAATGGTTCCAAGTGATCACCAAAGACTAAAGTTTCTGCATTTTTTCTAGGATCAAACTTATTATTGTAAATCGGATTATTCAAAGGAATGTAGTTTTCATCTACAATATCAATTGCAACCTGCCCTCCTTCATCAATACTTGTAAGGTGGTAAAGCAATCGCTGTCCTTTCCAATACATAGTTGTACGACGAAGCATTTGGCTATTATGCAATGGAGCCCCTTCTGAAGTTTCACCAAGTATCCAAGAAACAATGTCTTCTTTGTTATACTCTGCTTCAGTTCGAGCCATGTATTGTTTCATAGCAAGACTATCTTTTAGATTATCTTTATGATCAATACTGGCATCATAATAGTTTTCATTTTGTACACCATCCAGTAGCATTTTTGAATTGCTCACAGGATAAAGTGTCTCGAGAGATTTCAGTTGTTCATCATTCATCTTCCATCCTTCTGCATCAACGATGTCAGCGATAGTTAGAATTTCGATGTTACCTACATAACTACCTTTTGAAATGTATTTCTGGAAAGGTGATTTATGGTAGAAAGTTGTGATTGTGTTCCATAATTCTACATCATAGTCTTCTTCATACATTTTAAAATGCCAGAATTCACGATCGGCTACTAAGGAATCATAGAAAGCAATTTCTTCCAACTCATCCATTTTGAATCTTTCAACATCAATATCGTGTTGACGAGCAGCCCATATTTCACCAATAGTTCTGAAATTCTTTTTATAAAAACCATCAATCTCAGGAAGTTTTTTCAAAGCCTCTGGATCAAATTGCTGTTGAGCTTCTGGTGTATTTGGATCTAAACCGGCTTCCATTAGTTTCTGCAGCAGTTTTGCTTGCGCATCTTCTAGTAAAGCTGCTTCAATTTCTGCAGTTTTAGCCGTAATTAATTCATTGTATGAATAATCATCCACCGCTCTATACTCAACCTGAGTGTTTCTTTTAGCAAACTCAGTTGTTAATACATTGATTACTGTTGGTATAATAGGATAGAATTTTAATTCATAAGCTGCATCAAACTCACCACCTTCTGAAATCATTGCATCCAGTACATCAGCCATTTCAGGATTCTCTTCTGGAATATAATCAGCTTTGTCAATTATACCTCGCGCGAGATTATAATTTTTTAATAGACGGCGACCATGATCGCGGATCTGTTTGATACCTTGCCACTCCAACCAGTCACCATTATGGATAAACCACTCCTCATCTTTTTCTTTTTCAGAAATAAATTGAACTGGTTGTGTAAATGAATTGGCAACCCAAGGTTCTATCTTGGCTCCATTCTGTATCTGTATTGCATTTTTTACTTCCATGCTTTTATTTTAACCTTCTGAAAGGAGTTCTGCTTATTTTTTGTGTACCCACCGAACCAGACTTTCCGATATTGCGGAAGGGACTCCTATTTAATTTAGTCATTTTGTCAGACTTATCCAAATCTGGATTGTCATCAGTGATTACCATTTTCCTATAACCTCTGTTTGCAATTTGAATTTTTATGAAAGCAACCAAGGCTGCTATAGAAACCAACCTATCGACATTGAGCCCTTCGGTGTATTGTTTCATTTCAAGCATAAGCATAGGATCCGGATATCTTTCGATACCATACCTTTGCTTTACAATTGTACCATCATCTTTTGTTTCCTGCTCGATAACCTCTTTCAATGAGTCGATATAGTAAGGGAGAATATTATCATAAAAAATACGACCTATATTTCTCCAACCAAATTCAGCATTTACGGTATTGTTTAGTTTTTGCTCTTTTAAGAACAGCATCATTTCCTTAGGGATCAGGTATTTCTGCTTTCTTTTTAATATCATGTGTGTAATAAATTGACTGACATTGTTTTCCACAAGCGTCCAAGCATTATACCACTCAATCAATAATTCCAACCGCTCATGTGTTTTATTGATATCATCGAATCGACCACACCAAGCCGCCACTACTTTATCCCCTTCTGTGTATGTTTTCATTTCTCCATTGATAACCCGAGTTACTTCAATGGGTGCTTTATAAATATAGATGGAACATAAAGAAACAGATGTGGTGGTTTTACCTTGAGCTACAGGATCGACAGTTGCATAATAAGTTTCCCATGGTGCATTTTTAACAGGTCTTTCCCAGACAATAATGGTTCCGCTTTTATCCTGCATTTTTTTATCAACCGGGAATTGAGTGATGGGAGGTTTTTTTGTATTCTTTGCAATGACACCATTTTCGGAAGGTTCTAATTCAATCAGCTCATACGGGTAAGTCTTTTGTTCAATTCTTACGGATTGTGATTCAACTAATGCTTGGGGAAAAATACTTTCTTCTCTATGAGCAAAAGCCTCTTCCATATCAATTGGGTGCTGTGATATTTTCAATTGATAATCGGCTTCTGTCATTGTAGCCATCCATTTTTTTCTTTTCTTATGGATGGATTCTAATGCTTTTTCGACTTGGCTATTTCCATACTCATCGATGAATGGTTTCATCGCATATTGTTCAGGAATAAATAAAGGGGTGTTCAGAATTAAACCCTTCTTGTTTACATTCTTATTTGGAATACAGTACATACCATAACCCTCAGGAGAATACATGAATTTCTTTAATGGCTCACAATGTTTGAGATCTCCTACTGTTCCGGCTGCTAAGAAAATACCGGTAGTAATATCTCCTGCTTCCATGGCAGGTAACATAAACAAAAGAGTTTGATCCATTGTTGGGGCAATACCAGCCTCTTCATAAAACATTTTTGTTGTCAAACCTCCTACACCCGCTGTAGCATTTTGCTCAAAGGATCTGGCTTCAAGTGTACCTTTTAAACCTAATGTTAACAGCAACTCCGTTTTGAACAACCTCTACTTGTTGTTGCCAACTACCAACACCATCAGGACTCATTTGTCGCACCCATGGTGTATGAGTATTCAAGAAATCTTTATAAAGTTCAGCAAACTTCCAGTTACCATTTACACCTGTAATGTATGCCGCCAAAGATGCTCCGATTTTAAGTACAACACTTTCTTCAAACCAAAGTAAATTCATCAGATCTCCAATGTGATATAAAGAAGATCCAAACTGTCTTTTCTTTAATGTACTTCCATGTTGATATCTTACTTCAGCAAGCCATTCATATAAGGCCATGTGTATCTGAGCATCATGTACTTCCGGAAAGGCTTCTTTTCTTTTTACTTTATCTACAATCTTTAAAAAGTTGATCCAGAAATAATAACCGCGAGGGAGATACCACACTTTACCATTGTTCTTAAAAAAGACACCCTTTCTACATTTATATCTTTCCCAACTCCACCATTTCTTCCATGCATCGGTATCTTTTACTTCATCGCAGAAATAACCTTTTTTGTTGAATTTATTCGCATGCTCATTAAATAGAAAACTGGTTTCATCTAATTCATATTCTCCTGGTTCTTTTAAACACTCAGTTTCTAAATACTCCGCAAATTCTATTCTGGAGGTAAAGGAGATTGTAGACCATACACCATTATCCCATATAGGAATTCTTTTGTATATAGGACCAAGTTGTTTATTACTGAAAGGAGGATAATTATTCATCGTCGTCATCAAAAATTACATCATCTGTGTCATCATCCTTTAAATCATAAGCGATGGTTCCACCACCACGAACCTTATCTAAATTCTTTTGTTCTTCTTCCAAATCTTCTTCAATACCTTTGAATGATTTTCGGATCTGATCAAACTGTTTTACTGAGTTCACAATGGATGCTAAATTACCATCGCGCCCACCTGCTGTAATTTGTTCATTTTCAAAAAACAAAGCTAGTTTATCAATCATGGTTTTTACACCACGATAGGCTCGCATAGATGGAGTATCAAATAACAACTCACATTTCCTAAGGGCTTCCCGAATCGCATCATCTTCCGGATCAAATTCTCCTTTGAGATGATTTAATATGATTCTTTCTTTTGAATATTCAGGTGTCCCTCTATATGGATTATCACTCGAAGGAGCGGTCATATAATAGAGATATCCATAGATTTGAATGTAATCATTTGGATACTCATCCATAATCCTTTTTAAAAAAGGAATCATATAACAATGCTCACTAGGCTTTATTGTTTTACCCTCAATGTTAAACAGCTTTATCATCTTTCAAGGCTTTTTGTTTTTTCATCATAATCTCATACCTGTTTTCTCGAAGCCATCTGAATATTGCTTGCACTTCCATTTCCATGTAAGGTAGTTCAATTTTTTCAATAGTTTCAATAATAGGATCCCCTGCCGCATCTAATTCTAAAACAGGAAATCCATATTTATCTTTTCCTGCAACTTTGAATTTCACATGATCGATAATAATATCTCCGGGAAGAAGATGATAATTATGGCGAAGTATTATGTACATGTAAAGGCTCATCTGCAATGCATAGTGATTAAACTCACAGTCATCCAGATGGCACACAGGACCGCTCATTTTTTTTCTGGTTCCATCTGCATAAGTAAAACCTTCTTTTTCAATTTTTTTATTGGTCTTATAATCCCGGATGTATAATTTTTGATTGTATATTTCAACACGATCACTTTGTCCGCATACACCCGCACTTTTTAAATAACAAAAGAATTCTGGATATATACCCGCTCCTAATTTTTGATCTGGCGCAACCTTGGCTTTTCCTTTGAATGTATTTTCCAAAATAGGTAATTCAATACCATCTCGGGTTATAGTTTTTGGACGAAGTGTTTGTCTTTCTTTGTAATCATGATACCAAGATCCTGTATCAGTAGATCTTTTATTTTCAGTTTGCCAAAGTAACCGAATCTCCATAGGAGTGAGTCCGTAATATTTACCATCCTTTTTTCTAGCCTGCTTCTCTGATTCTTTTATAGCATCGAAAGGCTGTTTGAACATATCAATTAAAGTAGTAGCACTAATCCAAAAGATATCTTCATTTGGATCCTCACTCACATACTTATGCTCTTTTTCATAAAATAATACACTACTCATGATCTATTCCCAATTGAGTTTGTTCTTCTTCTGTCAAAACAGCAGGCCATCGTCCATCATCACATGCGGATGACAAACTTCTAAGTTTAAGTTTCATTGAACATCCGCATATAGCGCAACAAGGACCTGTACTAGGAACCAAACAATCTGAATCAAGATGGCTATATTTAGGACATGTCTCACATATCGCCAATCTATCTGCAGCAATCTTTTCAACAGTTTCATTTTTTATCAGGTTGTTTTTTAGACCTTCTATAATTTTTTTCCTGTTTTCCCAGATCCGCATAACGCTTCCTTCTTTCTTCTTCATCAATATTGATTTTATCCAGAAGAGATTGAGATAATATCAATCGCTCCTCAAGTTGTTTATGCTTCTTAACTTTTTGAAATGTATCAGCGGGTTCATTTCCAAGCACCCATTTTCCAACACGAATAAATTTTTCAAGTCTTGATTTTCTAATTTCGAATGTACCCAGCATGGGAATGTTTATTCGGTAATGATCAAAACTATGCATCATTTTTCGCAACCGAGTATAATAAAAATCAACCACATCTTGCACTAAGATGGGATCCATATCTAAATCCTCGGCAGTTTTAGGAATTAATGATTTCGCCTTGATAGCCTTCGACATACAATGCTTTTATATCAATTAATATATTCCCTAGATCACTTGTGGTAAGTACATCTATTTTCTCAGTAAGAGAAATGATTTTATTACCGATTCCTTTTCTGATGACAAGCTCTGTTTCGCGAACCTGCTTTGTTACAAAATTCCTAACTGTTTGTGCATTTGAAAATAGATCCTGTGCTACAATTTCATTACAGTAGTCTGAAATATTCATATCTCCCCATAATGCTAAATAAGCAAGCGCATCGATCTGAGCAGGGCTCATACGAAGTCTTTTTACAAAGCAATGGTAGTTGATTTGAAACCGAATGATATCAAATTGATTCATCCGGGCTTTATACTTAATTGCCTCCGCTTCCATCATCTGTTGGTTTTGAGGCAACCTCATCTGGAGCCGGTTTTAGAATATCAGCTAATCTTAGTTTGGCTAACATTCCTTTTAATCTGAATTCCTCTATTTCGGATTTGAGTTTTTCATACTCATGAGTCACCCTTAAACGGGGTATTTGATCGGCATAAAAAGCATCGAGTTTGGCAAGATGAGACTGCAATTGCTCATCAGTTATTTTCTCTGCTTGGTTGGTTAAATCTTCAGCCATAATTTTATTTATTTATGGCTAAAATAATAAAAATTATTTAAACAAAATTTGTTTACTTCTTGCGAGCTTTACCACCTTTTCCATTACGAGCTCTATTTGAAGATGCTTTTTCGGGTACTAATTTTCCTGATTTTGTATGAGACTGATCCTTTCCATCTTTATTGCCATAAGTACCATCCTTGCGATTTTCCTTATTTAATTCAGCACGGTATGCTTTTCTCTCAGGAGTAGCATGGAACTCTTTGTTGTATGCATTCTTTTTTGCACGAGCTTCCGGATTCTTTGCAAAATATTTTGCTGAATCAGATTTACCAGTAGATTTACCAGCAAGAGAATTCCTTGTTGATTTTTTCTTTGCCGCCATTACTCAGAAGTTAAAAGAGCATAGTATTTTTCAGTTAATTCTTTTCTATGAGCCAATCCATTGGTTCCACCATTAATCCTTTTAGTAACCTTCAGGATTGCTTCATCTGATACAGATGTGCACATAGTCCACAAACCATTTTTGGCAAAAAAGTATAAAGCTGAATCAAATGCATACTCTGTAGCAACCAGATTGGGATTTGTTAATACTTCTGGTTTTTTAAGGAACACAGAGAAAGCTGTATAATTTGCTTTTCCTGTGAGTTGCAGAGCACCTCGTCCTCTGAAAAGATAACCATCGCCAGAACTCTCCGGACCATTACCCATTCTATTTGCATAAACTCTATTTCCAATTTTTTCAGCTTGTCTGGAATAACTCATTGCCAATACCTTTGTAGGAAAGTATTTAGGAAATACTTGCAGCAGTCGATCGGCTGAGTAATTAAGATTTTCTACAAATAAAGAAAACCCTCCTGTTTCATGTGCTGTTTGCGCAAAGAAATGAGCTGCTTGTTCAGGACTGATTTTCAAATACTCCATTCCTTTTTTCAAAGTTTGCTTCCCAAATGCTCCATCTGGTGTTGCACCAATTCTTTCTTGAAATTTTACTAAACTCATAATTTATTTGATTACAGCCACACCCCATCCAAGAGCTGCAGCAATTCCTAAAATCCAATTCTTTCTCTTTGACTTTTTTAAATCTGCTTTTGAGATCATCAATAGAGTATCTTTTGAAGCTACAATATATTTCAGATCTGAAATAATAAGACCTTGCTTTTTAATCACTGTGTCTTTAACTTGACCTTGGTAATATAGAACTCCTATTAAAGTGTCTTGTGTCTCCACCAGAATAGCCGTGTCGCGCTTTTGCTTTAAATACTCAACATCCGCCATTAAATCTTGGATCGTTAATCCTAAGGCTTTAATTTGCTTATTATCCGGAACCAAAGATTTTTCCAAAGTCTGTACTTCTTTTTCTTTGTTGTGAATATTATTGATCACCCATTTAGCTTTTGGTGGTTTGATAACCTGAATGTCTTTTCTGAAATACAAAAAAGCGACTAAAAAGGCCATACCTATAATCGCTATTGTTTTCATTCTACTTTCTAAATTACCACTCTTAAAACTACGTGTCATATCATTTGATTTCTACAAACTTATGCAAAAGACACCACTCATACAAATCCTGTGGTGACATTCTGTAAGATCGATGAATTGCATAAACCCACGATACAAATTCAGAACATGTCATAATTTTTTCAGTATTCTTTTTATCCTGCCATTTTCCAGTAAGCATTTGGATGGGATGTCTCAATAACAAAGAAGGAAAATCGTATGCTGTAAATCCTGCTTTAGTAGCAGCCCGCAGGGAAAATTCTTTCTCATTGATTGGATCAGAGCTTCTAAAAGCACGAATATCATAACCATAATGATCACACCATTGATCAAACATTCTAAACTGAATTCCATCTTTTTGCGCATCAATCACAAAAGGAATTCCCCAAACCTCCATATATAAAGCTACATGTGAGAATTTAGATTTTGTTGTTCGCATAATCGCTTTGCTCAAAAAAGAATGCCCTGTGCAAAACAAAATAATCTCCTGGTTTAAGATTGGTCGGTTTCATCGATTGGTGGTTTTTTAAGTGCAACAAGATTTACCATTAAAGATTGTGTTTGATATCCAGAAAGGAAAGCTGTCAAATAGTTTATCGGTAAAAGTTCTTTCATACCTGTATCAGTACAAATAAGTAATAATGCAGGTATTAAAAGAAATGAAGCAATTGTTGTTGTTATAAATTTCCTAGTAAGGCTGTCTTTGATTGGTCCTCGCATTTTACCAATCTTCATGAGGATATGCACCATAAGCCCTGTATATGCAAGGGCCCAGTGTAACGGTGTAAGATCTGCTATATGTTTAATCTGTTCTACCATTTTCTTTATCTCTTATGTTATAAATTTTAGCTAAGATTCGAACAAGCATTGATTTTTTGTCCCACCCTAATCTAATGAAGTTCTCAATATTAGATCCTAGTAATTGAAGTATTACAAAGTTTAACCAAGCGAAATTTACAAATGCGTAAATATCAATTTCATATCCAAATGCATAAGGAGATACAGCATAAACATCCAGAATATTTGTACACCCTAGCATTATCCAATAAATACCTAGTTTTAACCAACCTTTTCCAAACTGATCAGACTGCCACCCTACACCTTCAGCTTTAGATGCTTTAATTCCAGTATACATTTCCATGAAGAAAAGTATTACTATTACAAGCCCCACAGGAAGCTCAAAACCAAACATCATTCTAAAGTAATAAGCTACAAAAGCCAATCCTCCACTTATTGCTGCAGCTTGTGTTGCAAAATCTGGATGGAAAGCACTATGTAAAAAATGGGTAGTGTCTTTGTATCCACTTGACTGTACGATAAGAGAAAAAAACTTCATCATGACTAAATCCTCTTTTATCGTGTTGCAATAATTTCCAAATTTGGAACCACCCCTTGTGTGCTAATAGTTATTACAGGAGAAAAAGCAAATCCGTATTTCTCAGATAAGGTTTTGAATTCATTTTGGAATAACTCTAATTCTTGTTTTCTTAATTCCGCTTCTTGTGCTTTTACTTCTTTCAACTTATCTTCTAACGAAGCGGTTTTCTCTGCTCCCAATGTAGGAATCTTTGTTTGTTTGGTTTCTTTTTCCATGATGCTGCCTTTTATTATTTATTAAATTATTACTTCTTCGATATCCGCAGGAGAAATTCCAAATGTGTTCGCAAATTCTATTTTTGCTCCAACTAAGATTTCATCCTCAAAGGCTTTTGTCTTTGTTGTGAAAACTGGAATCATCATTTTTACTTGTGCATGGAAACTATCAATCTCTTCTTTTGTTCTAAGATTGAATACTCCCTGTGCAATCACCCCTTCTTCTGAATCTGAGTATTTATACTCTACTTCAATTGAATGGTTTACTGTTCCATCTTCCTGTGGTTTNCCTACNTGGTTAAATCCTAAGATAGCCATTGTTACTTTTCCTGTGGAATTTCCTACAACTCTCCCTGTGTTGTAGCTTACTTCATTTACTGTTATTAGTTTCATGTTATATTTTTGTGTTAAAGTTAATTATTTTTTTTATGCTAACAACCCTTCATTTCTTAATGCTCTTACAACTTGAAGTAAAGTGTACCCATCAATTGTATCTGTATCGGTTAAAGTTGTTCCTCCATTGCTTACTAATACAGAAGCCGTGACAGCTGTTGTTTCTTGTAACATTCTTCTAATAGAACCAGTTTCACTTCTAAAATGTATTGCAGCATTTCCTGCAACTACATCTGCTGAATATATCCAAGCTCTATCAGTATAATTTGTAGTAGGTGCTGTACCATTTTCCATCCAAATAGATTTAGTACCAGTTGCAGCAACTAAACCTGATCCCATTTGTAAATTACCAAGATAGAAATTAAAAGTACCACCAGTAGTATCTATTTGTGTATTCATTGAACCACTAGCTATACCTAAACCATTAGTAGGAAAATAGAATCTATTTGGTGTAGTTCCAGGATTCATTTCAATAAAATTACCACCAGACTTAGCCATAAACATACGGCCATCCGCAACTTTTGAAAATGAATTAGATAATGATCCACCATCAGTACTTAACCAATAATTTCCATCTCCTGATACTTGTAAGAAATTCAAAGTGTCAGCCGAGTTCCTTACCCTAAGTGCAATATCAGTTGAAAGTGCGCCTTGTGCTTTGATGTCTACTCTTGCACCCAAAGCAACAAATGCTGCATACCCAAAGCCTGAATTTCCTGCTGTAACACTTAGAGCGCTATTGTTTGTTGCGCCTGATGCACTTAAAATCACTCCTGTATTCCAATCCCCTGATCCGTCAACTGCTAAGTTTATTCCTGTCTTAAATCCTGAGGTATTACTGTTCAATATATGTAAAACATTTCCTCCTCCTGCACCGATTCTACTAAAAGAAACCACGCCTTGACTTCCTCCTGTTCCTGATGTGGTTGCTGTTAAGACTGAATTTGTACCAACCTTACTAAAAACAAAACCGTTGTTAGATGAAGGTATGTTAACATCCGAAAATGCACCAAAACCACCCTCTATGTTTAGAATTTGAGCGCCTGCTGATGTTTTCCAAATCCTATCGCCATTTCCTGCAAGTTGATCTAAATTTTGTGTATCCGCACTATTCCTAACTCTAAGTCCTAAATCCGTACTTAATGCTCCTTGCATACGGATGTCAAAACGTGTATTAATAGCAGGTGTTGCACCAATTCCAAGACGTTTATTTGCGTTGTCCCAAAATAATGCTGCATCAGATTGAAGTATATTTCCTGCTCCTTCAAATAATACTCTTCCAACAACACCTCCTGTGATAGCTGTAGCACCTATTTCAAGGTCAGAAGATATAATTCCCGCATCAAATTTCTTTGTGGTCTGATTCCATATTAATGTTTGCCCTGTTGTTATAAAGCCTGAGCCTACCACATCGGGGGCGTATCTTACAGGTGTTTCTCTTAAATCTCCCATGATTATTTATTTAAGATTAATGAAAATGTACCTGTTGATCCGGCAGGGGTATAAACAAATCGCATGTAATTAAACATTGATGTATCTTCATAAAAAAAAGAATTCTGATCTCTATCGGTCATATCAATAGCTGCAGTTATACTTTTGAGAGATGAATAATTTACACCATCAATTGATATTTCTATTTTTAATACAGGGGTTCCTGATAATATAGCGTAAGGGGCTATTTGTAAACACCATGCTTTATTTCCTATAAATGGAATAGGATCTGATGTAAACCCTACAGAAGCATTCCATGTTGTTATAGGAACCGTCGCCACTTCAGGAATAATAACCATACCTACATCTAAGTTGGTGTCGTACACCACAGGAGAAGTTGGTGTACCTGTTACATTAGATTCTGGTAAAAAGTAAATAGGTGGATTCCAAGTAGCCGTATCTGTATTATAAACTCTTACTTCAAGCCATTTTATACCAATAGCATCGATTACAAAAGCAGATTCATAATCACTGGATGTTTGCGCAATGGATACAAGTTGTGTAAGAAGAGATTCTACAATATCGGTATTATTACTGATGCTTTGCAACCCTTTTAACACACTAAGTTGCCAAGGGAAATTACTCCCTTTGTTTCCTGAATCTTTTTTATTTCCTATTGACATAACAAATACTGTTTTAAATAATATAAGCATTTTCAGCATGATATCAAAACAGTATTTGCTTTTTCTATAATAAAATAGTTGTCTGGATAACAGGACTCGAACCTGCGACCTGAGCATCCCAAATGCCCCGCGCTACCAAACTGCGCCATATCCAGAGATAGAGAGTGTGCGCTGATCAACCATTTCTTGATCACTAAGGTGTCCAATACACACTCTCTTTTTGCGTCCAAAGCAAAGAGGTATCAACCTGATTCGAACAGGTGTGTTCGGTTTTGCAGACCGATGGTTCAACCACTCACCCATGATACCTTGTGCACGCACAGAAGGATTTGAACCTCCGACCGATGGATTTGGAATCCATTGCTCTACCAACTGAGCTATATGCGCATAAAAAAACCCCGGGGGTTCCCGAGGCTCTTCAAATTTTTCCTGTAGTGAAAATTATATCATAGCATTGCCCGGGAGACCTTGGGAGGTAAACCAAAATTGCGGACAAAAGGGTGTATGATTTCTTTTCATGAAACAAATGTATTAAATTTTTTACTAATTATTAAATAATAGCAAAAACAAATTTATTTATACTACAATTCGCACTTCACCTGTTGCTGTAGAATACATTGTACCTACACTAAGTCCGCCTAATAACGCATCAGCATTGTCAGCATAAACATTTGTAGCAGCGGCTGCTAAAACAGCGGCTGTAGCACTTGCCATAGCAGTTGCGGCATTTACTTCTTCTACAACTTTGTTAAGATGTCCAAAGCGAGCCAATGTCATATCGACTGGTTTTTTCAAATTATTGTCTGGTGAGTCTGGTTTAAATTTATCCATGATCTAATGTTTTTGTATATCAATAATATAAGCATAATTTAGATAAAAACAAAATCCCAGAAATACATCCGGGATTTTTTACCTAACCATAACCACTATTCACTGAAAAAGACTCTATAAGAGAGTACCAAAATAAAAAAGTCCTCAGACAATTCCAAGGACTTTTTCCAAATTATTCAAGAGTATTAAACTCGTGCATTACAAACCCATAACAAATCTACCAAATAATTGCGACATTGTTCTCATGAATGAGCATATAAATTACATCCTCTTTGCCATCATTTATCAAAAGTAGCTCTGCTGTGCGCAAACCCATTGTATCAATGAATATTTGAACACCTGGTTCTTTTAATAAAGGATTTTCTACTGCTGCTCCAACAGCTAAAACAGGAACTCTCTGATACAATTTATTTAGATCAGCATCTGACAATTCGGTTTCTTTTTGATGTGGCATAAGAATGCCGCTTTTTGTCTTTGCTTCGAAGACAGGTTTTTTGATCAGAATTTTTCTACCGGTGATTTGTTTATACTCCGGAAACAAGTTGTCTGATGATGTTGGTTGGGACTCTTTGCTCATAACTATTTTTATTTATTTCTATATCCAAAAGTAATAATTTTTTCTTCTTTTCAGCTATTTCATCAGCTTGTAACATATCTGTTAATTCTATGGTAATCACTTTTGTTGGATCACTAATAAATGTACCAGAATGCATTTGTGCAAATAGACCTGAACTACCTATATGGTGAGCACTTCTTCCAAACATAAGCATTTGTTCCATTGAGTTAGCTACATTACCAAGTAAACCAGCTTCTTCAAAAGTTATGAAGAAGGGTGTACCACCACTTCCGGGTAACAATTCTTCACACTCTTCTTTTTTATGGGACCATCTTATTCTCATAAATATTTTTTATTTAATCATCGGATCCGATTGTTCTTACTCCTGCTTTATTGATTCCTTGTGATCCATATTTATAAAAGGTTCCTAAAATACTGTCGTTCAGATATGCTTCTGATTCAAGCACATCGCATTTAAACTGATACTTGACCTCATAATAAGTTAACTCTCGCGCTGTATTACAGATATGCAATATAATTCTTTTGATTGGAATACCTTCTTTGGCAGCCTTCTTCAAAATATCATTACTACTATAATACTTCAAATAACCAAGCGATCTCCGGATCTTTGTTTTTTTCAATCGCTTGTCTGTAGGCATTTCTTTTTTTCCCAGTGGAACTTTAGTATTTGAATAAAAAGCCTTTTTGCCAATATAGCCATACCGCTTTCCATCTAGTTCCACAGTCATTAAATAAACAAAACCGTGAGCTCCTTCTGGAATATCTTCTGGTGTAAATTCTTTATTCTGGTATATCCAACTCATATCTTAAATTAAAAAGAGGAATGCTTTAATACACCCCTCTTTGTAAAATTAATCAATTATGCTTCATCCGTACCTTCTTCCGGTACACTTTCTGCTTCAAACGCTTCCTCTTGAGTCATTGGTCTACGACTGATTTCGCGATCTAATTCTTCTTTGTATGGAAAGATGTCCACAATTTTTGATACACTCACTGAAGGAACATTAAAGTCAACAAGCATTGTACTTAAACTTTCTTTGATCCTAGATTCGGCATCTGTTACCGAATGAGCGGATACAAGCATGTGTTGAATAGTTGTTTTTGACTTTTCTCCATCCATTGCACTTTCATAAGTAACTTTGGCTTTGTACCATACATCGGAATCTCCGTAGGAAAAGATNTCATGTATTTCGGTTCTGGCTATGGAAACCACACTAAATTCCCCGCGAACTAATTCACCAACTTCTTCGAAAGCTCTACTTTCTGCATCAGTGAAACTCATTGCTGCAATTAAATAAGGTTCGCTTACTCTTTTAAACGATCCATTGTCCAGTTGTTTTGTGTATCGGACTTTTACTGTAAACCAATTGTTCATGCTATTAAAATTTAAAGGTTAATGATTTTTCTACTAAAGCCAGTGCCGCGAGTGTACTTGTTACTGCAGCAGTGGATATATTTTCTTTGGCCAGACTCATGTGCGTATCATCCATAAGATCGATTAGTCTGGCAGCAAGTATGCGAGCTTCCGCTACCTTTGGGTTATCTCCTTCCTGAGGAGGTCCTACTTTTACATCAGCTAGTATTTCACCCAATGTTGGTTCCGGAAGGGGTGTTGTGTTTTCTGCTTCCATTACAAACTACGATTTAAAAGAGCCAGACCGCCTTCTATATCATTGATATATCGCGCTTGTGAATTATAAATATGATCCACTTGATTATGTATGGATTCAATAATACACTCGTCGGTAGCTCTTTTTGCTAGCATTTCTCGATCTTCTTCTACTGTTGGCCCATTGATTTTATAAACCAATTCGGCAACCTGATCTCTTATTAATCGCAAACCAGATGTTTGTTCATCAAGCATTCTTAACTTTTCAGCAAGCGTTGGCTCACGATCAATGTTTACTTTTTCTTCTCTCATTATACTTAAATTATCCGGGACACGCCCCTATTTCTACTCTTTCTTTCCATCGCATGTTATCAAGCACAGCATGCTTTTCATACTCTTTGTCAAACACACTCGATGTCCAACTGTCACTATAATCGCCAACTTGATGATCACTGAACGGATCCTTTTGTTTGACAACTACACCTGCGAATGTTTTACCTCCTTCGATAACTCCAGGATGAGTGCATAATATCACACAGGTTCCACTTACATACATTTTACCTTTTTCCTTCATTGATTTGATTTTGATTAAAAACTGGTTGCGGTTCTTTTTCACAACCCAATGCTTTAAAAATTATCAGAGCCAATACAGAACTCCATACTATGACCATCAGCCATGATGCGATTATTTCTTTTCTTTCTTCTTTTACCATATTTCACCTACTGGTTTAAAACTTTTGCATATAAACATACCCGTGTCTCCGGCCAAAGAACCATTATCCTCGCATTTAAAAATAGCAGCGTGGAATAACTCAGCTTCTTCTTTTTGATATTCCAATGCTAGAAGTGTTACAGATCCCGAAAAGTTTTTATACAAACCCCCTTTAAGTTTTGGAAAACATGCTTCTTTCACAGATAGCAATTTATCCAAAAGGGTCATGTTCTCTTCTCCACCTGCAATTACCATTTCCTGCATTCTTTTTAGATCTTCGTCCAGCAACCAATCCGCTGGCATTTTATCTCTATATTGAATCAAAACTTCTAATCGTCGCACATGTTCTGGTGGAGCCATTTGTGCTGATGAAATTTTTACACACAAAAGATCTCGGGACTTAATATACTCATACCAGTTACCGCCATCCATTGTATCTTCAGTTAGATCCTGAGTTACCATTTGCACATAAGGCTCACCGTTTCGCTCACTCACAAAAAAACTATTATGACTTATTGCATCACAATGTATTATTTCACCATCTCGGCAATCATCAATTTTTCTTGGCGGATTCATCGCATTTAAGTACCACTGCATCTAATAATTTTTTACTGAATTCATACATTTCTTCATTCTCACTGTTTAATCCTTCAAGGATCATTTGCTCCTGATGTAGTTCTATCAAGCCTTTTGCATATAGCTCGTCAACAGTTTGAATCAATAATTGCTTTTCTGCTTGTCTGGCCAGTTCCTGATTAAACGCTTTTGCTCCTTCCATTCCGGTCTGAAGCACAAAAGTTCGAGGTTCTTTTTTCTTAGGAACATCTTCCATAAAAGATTTAAGCATTCCCGCAAGAGCATCTGTAGTCAAAGGTTGATACACAGCCTTGTTGCTATTCTCCTCAAGCATTGCAAATAAACCCTTGCTCTTTTTCTTGCGTGACATAATTATGGATTACAGATGGTTCATTTCTTTTACAGCTTCTTACTCCCCACAGGAAGATAAATGCTAACAGGGCTACAGCCATTGCGAAAAAAACAACACCTTCGACTATTTCTCTAAACTTCATAATCCAATTTTACTGATATTATCAAACACTGTAAGAACATCTTTGTGAACAGTCTTGCGCTTGCGGGCAAGATGAGGATTGAGCATAATGTATTTGGCTTCCTTACCTTCGAATACACCAGTCATGTAATAGATCACTGATTTACGATACAAGCGTTTCATGAAATCAGCATACTTATTTCGGCTATAATTCAACTCCTGCATCAAACAATCATCTGAACATGGTTGACCATTTTTGTGCAATATGTTATAGGGGCCAAAAGTCATATTCGCCATCTTCATAATCCGACCGACATCAGTTGGCGCAAATTCTCTACCAACATATTCAATCGCCTGACTATCGATGATGATGTATTCATCACTACTGATCAATACTGATTCGCCCTCTGTTACCACATGCACTCGTCCGTTTCCTAATTCTGATCCCATGGTTTCACCTGTTTTAGTATTTGCATACTCATTTACATCAACCGGTTTGGCCATTGGAATTCTTCGCGATGTAGATGTCATTAATTCAACCCCTCTTTTAAGATGTGATGCGTAGGCATATTTTCGGGTTGAGTGTAGAATGCTTTAGCATCCAGATAAGATGATACCGGCATTTCGGATCCATCTTCTTTGCAACATAGAATCGATCCTGTTGCATTTAAAAGAAACCAGTTCTCAGCTTCTTCAAGATTATAAACTCTTGTCATAAATTTGTTTTACTGACTCTGACCCCGGAGGTTCTTGTCATTGGTTGGTGAAACAAATATATAAAAAGATTTTCGTACTTACACCATAAAAGGTGCATTTTTTCCATAAAAGGTGCATTTTTGCACCATTAAGGGTGCAGCATATCTGTGTAACTTATTGATTTAGAATCAGTTAAGATTTTGCTCTATATTATATATTAGGGGGTGTATAATTTGGAACAAATGACATATAGATTTGGCGCATGATGTGACTATGAAAGTATGCCTCATTTTCCATTTCATTGTTACGATCGAAATACTTGGGAAGAAAGGTCTGGCATAGATGAATAATCTCGTGCGCAAGTGATACCATATTCTCCGGATCGTATGGGTTGAAGCCGGCCCGCATCACCATGATGTAAATTCTTTTATCGCTGTCATAGAATAGACAACCACCTGCTTCATGTTTTTCATCATTCAGATTATCGATTCCTTCTCTTTGATCAAGAACCATTTTTAGAAGATCTGTTTTTGCTTGAGCGTGTCTTTTGATTTTACCCAGTGTTGGGATACGATCTGTTCCATACCATTCTCCTACATAAACATCTTGAATCCAGTCATGTAATTCTTGGGCGGAATACCCAGAGCAGAACAACATATCATTTGCTGTATATGGTTCTAAGGAAATGTTGGTTAAAACTCCGTAAGGCATGCAGTTGATTAATTACTCCTGAGGGTAGTATCCACAGGAAAGATGAGACAGTGACATTAGATCATGGAATACGAGCGGTTGCTGGTTGTCCGGCAGGATTCGAATTCCCACAATAAAGCGAATACTTCCTTCCTTGGATACTTTACCATACTTAACCAAATCACCGGTTCCTATACGATATACATCTTCAGGCCGATCGTATGTCATTCTTTCACCGAAGGTTGACATATTCACGGTGAAACTATTATCATGACCATAGATGGAATTTCTGAGAATCGATAACAGCGTATGATCCAATACCGCCATGCAGATATCTTCGCGAGGACCTTTAACCCAGACTAGAGCTTCCATGAAATTATCCAGTGCTACGTCTGCAGCAGCTAGTTGATTGAGAATAAATTCCCGAAGGGTGTTGTATGCAGGATCTTTATCGAAATTGATTGGTGCTTGAGTTACTCCAACTGTTACCATATCACTTGAGTTTTCTGATTAAATCGTTTATTTTGTTTTCAGTATCACGCAATTGAGATTGCTGCTTACTGCATTTACCTTCCAGTTCATCAATGTAATCCATCANGATTTGAATATCTGAATGATTNTATGATCCGGAACCAGGAAGAGATACTTTGAGTTTATGCCGTACACGATCCAAGGCGTTTAACCTGCGANCANTAAGTCTTACTTCATGTGAACCAGTGCTAAAATTAGGCATCGCCTTGAGATTTTAATACATGCATTGANGGCAGTTCCTTTTTCTTAAACTTATTTCTAAGATCTGTGGCAAANGANTCGAGAATATCGGCCAACATCAATGGGTGCATTTTACCGGAAAGATATACACGAAGGGCTCCTTCAATTTCAGGATCTTCTTCGATTACCAGAATTGGCTCATCAGTCATTTCCAATGTTTCTTTTTCTTTCTCACTCATGATTATGCAGTAAGGTCGATAAAGAAACTAACTTCATTTTCCAATTCAGGATACTTAGAAATAATCCATTCAGATACAGCATCAAAAGATTCATCTTCTTCATCTACGTGTACTTCTTGTAATTGGATATTGTCAATAAGAGTGATCCAGTGATCTTTCAAAAGATCTTTAGGAATTTCCGACAGGGGTAATACTTTCTTTGTAATTGTTGTTAGAGCCATGATTACTTATTTTTTAGGTATGATTTCAGAATTGCGGNGTAGTTGATTAAATCCATCAAAGTATCTTCGATAGCTTCATCTTTCACCTGAGCTTCTTTATCCATTAAAGTTGATATTCTACTAATCTTATCCATCATACGAACCATAATTCCTTTCTCAACAGGTACTCTAGCGATAGTTGAATTTCTAAAGTTTGCATAAGGATCATCGGTAGATCCTCCGTAATCTGAATTTTTAGCAATAGCTGTTTCCATGCACTTCTTGAAAGTAGCATCCATATCTTCCAGAAGAATGTTTGGTTTTGAATCCATGACTCGAATTTTAATTGGTTGGTGAACCAAAGATAAATAAAAAAGCCGATCTATTAAAACCGGCTTTACTTTTGTGAAACTTAATCTATTTAAAAGTTTTCAATTCTTGAGGCAAGAATACTTAGATAAGCCTTCATAACCATACTTTGATTTTTCAATCTTGATTTTTCATCCTCAGAAAGTGTTGCAAACAAAGGAAGATCGAAGAATGATGATAAAGCATTTGATTTTTTCAACAACTCGTTGTATTCATCTACAACTCTTTCTTGATGCGGAGCACGATTTACAGCTTCAATTTCGAGGGGAGCTTTTTCCAAAAGGTATGCCTTTTCGAATACAGATCTAGGGCTCCAGGAAATGTAGCCATCATGATCCGGATGATTTTGATTAGGTGTTACAGGGTCTTGTTCATATTCAACAAGAAATCCTTTTGCATTAGGATCTTCGTTTTCTGGTAATGTCCATCCGCGATAAACATTGTACTCACCAAGAGTCATTTCCTTGGCCTTGATACTCTTTACTCCAATGTAATAATTCATCTTATTTAAAAGTTGGTTTCTAATTCTCAAATATAATCAATACATACGGAAGTTGCAAAACATTAATCNGTATAATCAAACCGGGTTTCTAAAATCAAAAGCGCGATTTTCATATCCTCTTTGCTCTCACTTTGTAATAGCCTATGTAACTTCACTTGGTCCTCCTTAGGAATAGATGAATTACCAACAACAAACAACTGTCTTCGTTTTCTTACAGCATAGATTACTTTATCGTTTTCCGGATAAGCCTGTTCAAATAAACGGGAAGAAGTAAGCCCGGGGGGAATAACCTTTTCATATCGATATATCCCTGAAGCAGGATTAGATATATAACCAGCTTTTACAAAATGTGATCGGAATTGGTCCATGTATGAAATGTAACTATTACCAGCTACCATAGAAGTCCAAAACATAAGATCTTTGCGAGTAATAGATTCTCCCAATTCCAATGCATTAATTTTCTCTTTGAGTGCTTGAAAATAAGTAGCCCTTTTCATGTAACAAAGATAAGCAAAAAACCCAACCATTAAATGATCAGGTCTCAGGTTCCAATAAAAGGGGCAGTGGGATTGAGAAGAGTACTTTTATCAGAACACCTATGCCACAAATATATAGTTCATATTAATCCAAGGGGTAACTCTGTTGAGTTAGTTGGCAGAAATAATTCAAAAAAAATTATACCCCCTCTCGCGGAATTGAATAAAATATTATGTGCGGGTCGATATGCTATCCTCCCCTAGCCTACCCCCACCCTTGAAGAGAAAGGGTCCTACCCCCGGGGTCAAAAATAAAGTCGGATCTGTGTGTGGGAAAATGTTGGAAAAAGTTTGAACAGGGGGGAGGGGGTCTGACTCTCTTCCTGTGAACATCCATGCAAGGACACACTGGACACACAGGGTCACAACACTACTACCAAAGGAGAGCTTGATCACAGTGCTGAGATGTCTTACTATTTACCGGTATTATAGAACTTACTATCGCCCACCTCTGACCTATACTTCACTGTCGTGACATTAACATTTAAAACTCCGTAGTTATGAAGAATGAATTGAAACACAATGCATCAGTGGGTATGTTCTCACTGGTGGTATATGCCGTGATTATTGTTGTACTTGTAATAGCGCATTTATAATGAAGAAGTTCATGGAGATTGTAAGGAAGTGGCGGGATGCTCCAGACCTTACAGATGAAGAAAAGATTGCGTTCATCAGGGCAGAACTTGAAGCACTTGATGCAACGCATGACATATTGGAGGTGATGGTTGTTCACCTCAACTGATAATGAATCTGATGAGCGGATGATCGCATACCGCAATAAGGCAAGGGAATTATGGAAAAGATATAAGGGCTTCACAGCCCTGTCTTTTTACTGTACATGAAGCACACACTACCTCTGACCTATACCAAACTCTATCGAGTTTTTCATAGTAGTGGTTTTACACAGTCTCTGTTTCCTTGTGGTTATGGAGACTGTGTTTTTATTATGGTGATTTTTTACTATCATCCAAACCCGCTCTGACCTAGACTTCACTATCGTGAGACACCCAAGGTTGTAGAGCCTTCGGCAGTTTCAGGGAATCGATTGGACTTCGCCCTTCAGAATAGGAAGTCCTCTGTTTATTTACTGCTAACACATTCGATATGAATTCTGCAGAACAATTTTTGAAAGCGAAGAAAAAAGAGGCTATGTCTTCGCTAGGTTTATCAACACAACCACAGTTCAACCAATGGTTGAAAAATGCATCTGAAGAAGATGTTGCCTCACTTGCTACAAATCTTGGCTTTGTTGCGAGTTCTACTTCTGATGAAGTAACTGAAAGTGCTCCTTCTTTATCCCTTGAGGGTATGGACACCGAGACTTTCACTGCCAAGGACGGCACTGCCATCGCAATTGCTAGATTACCTATTACTCGCACAGCCGCTGTTACCAACGGTCCGAGCAAAGGTCAAATCTTGGTAGTATGCGAACTTGCAGGTATCGGTGAAGTGATTGTTCGTAACAGCGGACACATTGTAGCATTGGTACGCGAGGGTATTGACATGGTTGGGTACAAGTTGCCTATCGCATTGTCAGGTGCTAATCCACTTACTCGCCGTAAAGCAGACTTCAATGGAGTTGCTCAATTCGACGGTCGTGTTGTGGAAAGTGCAGATGAAAACCTTATCGGGTTTGCTAATGCACAAAGAGAGGAAGCACGCTCATTCGCATTGCTTACTCCAGAGGCGCAGAAACTTCAGATTGCACAGAAGACAGAGAAATCTGTAGCAGAGCATCAGAAGAAAACCGCAGCCCTAATGGGTAGTGCACTTGCGGCATTCAAGAAATAAAGCATCAGCCCCTTCGGGGGCTTTGCTTTTGCATAACCTGTCGCCCACTCTCAGAGATTACAGTTCCCATACACGGACCGTAACATCCAGATATCACAGTTACCATTGTAGGCTACACCAAGCCAATTACCAGTAACTATCAACTCTGAGATGAGGCCACGGGATCCCTATTTACTATCATCAACCTCAACCCCTGCCCTCAGGAGAAATCATCTGACACAGATCCTCGCATACTGTCACTCAGTTAATGGGAACAAGGAGCAGCACCCCTCACGCATTACAAGCCCAACTTCTATGCACTAGAGATACCAGCAATAGCAGCCTGTGATCTAGGAGGGTTAATCTATTACTTCAAGTAGATGTATGTAACTAATTGAATTTCAAGTTACTATCCACCCCTACTTAATGCACTACTTTAGGTACTCGTCATGCCTTTAGCCTTCAATCAATTGTTTAATCGAGCTATCCTACGGGTCTGGCTCTCAACACATTAGTTATGACTACTTCAGAAACTATAACAGCGATAGTTACTCTCACATTAAATGAGTTCTATCACTTCAAAGAATTAGCCCAACAATACTGTAAGAAGTTTGTAATTGAAGATACTTCTCCATCTGGAGTAACTATCAGCAGTGAAGAAACCTTCTTAAATGAGTTTGGTTATATCGATCTCACGGTGTAAGAGAGAGAAAATATGCAGTAAAAGGATTGTTGATACCTCTTCAGTCCTTTTATTGTATGTTTTAGCATTCCAATAATACTTTTCAGTGTTTATGGGATACTCACCCCGAGAATTTCGATACTTATTTACTGTTAGAAATACAATAATGCAGTAGTTTTGTGTGCATTGATTGAATAGTGAGGGACCAACACCCCCTCTTTTACTATCATCATCACCACCTCTCAAATCTCTTCTTTATTCAATTTTAATATAACTACACTATGGCACACAGAGCTATATTCGAAACAAAGCCTGGTGTTAAGTTCTTAATTACACCTGACTTCATCAAAGGTCTTGATTTAAGATTCACAGTCTACTTATCTGAAAAC